ATTCGTGCAAACGTTCGTACCGGCGGATATTCGCCCCGTGCAGCGTCAGCATCAATCCGCCGAGCGAGACGACAATGGGGACGATGATCGTCCCCAATGCCGTAATCCATGAGGGATCGGCGGTCATTTGTCCGCCCCGCCATCGCTGCCGCCGGGAGGCTGTAACCATCCGGCCAACAGCGCCAACGCCCCCGTTATGGCGCTCCCCTCGTCGCCGGAAATGGGAAACCCGCGCCGGCCGGCTTCAGCTATAATGATCGTGGTCATATAGGCCGCGAGCGCTGCCGCCTGTAACCGGGGGTGCAGGTTTCCCATAGTCCGAGCGCCTCCGGTTACGCCGCTGGCGGGTTTGGGGCGGGAGTTTCCGCCGGGGGCAGCGGTTGCGCGGTAATCTCGGGCGCTGCCGTATCGAGCCCGAGCGTGCCGGACAGCACGGTTCCGCCGCCGCTGCCCCCGAGCACGATATTTACGTTGAGGGTAAACGGTTTCAACGCGCCCGCGGGATCGCTGATAACAATGGCGATATTGGGCTCGGACTGTTTGAGGGGGGTCACGACAACCGCGACCCCGCCATCGGCCATTACGCCCTGTTCCGCCTTGCACGCGGCGGCCCCGCTCGCTGCGGTAACCTCTACCTTGAGCATGAAATTCGACGGCACGGGCTCGCTTGTGCCGTCATCCTTGGTGACCGTTACGCGGTAGCGCACAATCGTTGCGCTGTCGATATCGGGCATGGTTCCTTACTCCCGTGGTTTGAGGAAATCGGCGGCAGCTTGAAGCTCCCGCCGGGTCGGCTTGGTCTTGGGAATATAGCGCGTCTGGCGGCGGTTACCATGCCGGCGAAGATCTAGCTTTCCAAGCTGTGTCACTGTCTCGGCCGCGGTCTGCGGCCGGGATCGCTCCGGCAGTTTCCAAGCGCTCATAACCCCCGCGATCCCTTCCCGATTGCCGGCAGCAGTGTATTGTGCCGGACAAGTGCGGCGGCGGCAAGTGCGATCAGGACAAGCCCTAGAACAATTACCGCCGCGCGTTGGGAAAACGTAACAATATCGGTCCACAAATTCGGGATCAACTTCGATTGAGCGGCCTGATTTGCTGCAATCGAAGTCGGCGTGTCGCCGAGGTTTTGAAAAGTACCCGTTCCACTTACGTCTTGCGTACCCAGCGCCCCGCTCGATAGGTCCGGGGATACTGACAACCCCGTGCCCTGGCTTGCGGTGCCACCGGGGATCAGGTTGCCGACACTGAGATTGCCGAGGTCGATATTGGGGAAATCCGCGTTTGTCGAGGCCGGTGCCCCCGCCGCCCCTGGCGTCAACCCGCTCGAAAACCCCGAGCCATCCGGCGCGGAAACAAACCCCGGCGTGCTGGTGTCGGGGCTGGGGATTGTCAGATCGCCCCCCACCGGCCCCGAGCCGGCGAGCGCGGCCAGCGTGTTGTCGCCATGCGCCACGCCAAAATTCGCAATGTCGCCCGCGGTGACCGCACTCCCCGGCCCGAGCGCCGGGTTGTTGTCGAACACGGAAAGGTGCGGCCAGGATTGCCCCGCGCCCCAATTCGCGGCCCCGCCGCTGTTGTTAAACAGATCAGCCGCGACGATTGCCTGTTCTGTCGGAGTTGCGGATAGCGCGGTCGGCGCGGAAATCCCGAGCCCTGGCGCGAGCTTGTTCCAGTTCCCCTTTAGTATCTGGAAATAGCCGCTCGCCCCCGACCCTTGCGCATTGGGAACATTCCGGTTGCCGCTATCCTGCGCAAGAATATCGAGAACGGACATAATTACGCTACGCGCACGCCCCCGAAATAGACCGCGCCGGGAACGGGGTTTGCAACCGGCGGAGGCGGGTTCCCTGAGCCGCCGCCGGATACCCCGGCATTGCCCGAGAACGCTACGGGGATCGCGCCGGGGATCGTTGCGTATTTTGCAAACTCAGCCGAGGGGTACGCCGCGGCGGATACGCTGCCGGTTGGTAGCGCTTGCACATACGCCATATAGGCGGACGTGTCCGCAAACAGCTTAGCGACATTGTTCGCAGTTGCTTCGTGCAGCGTGCCCAACGCAACCGCGGCGTCAGTCTGCGCCTTCCCCAGCGTCAGAGCGGCATCGGTGGCGTTGTTGATCGATCCCACCTGGGCCAGCCCCAGCTTTTCGGATGTGGATATCCCTGCCAGCCCCAAATCGCGCTGTGCTGCAATCGCCGCAGTATCGACGCCCTGTTGCCCCGTCGCAACCGTAACCGCCGCCGCCGTCGCTGCATTGGTAACCGCCTCCTGCGCCGCGGTCTGCTGATTGGTAACATCGGCCCCCGTGGTCAACGCGGTACGCTGCACCCCCGCTTGCAGCTCGGCCATCGATTGCGCTGCGCCGGCCTGCACGCTTGCGGCTTGCGCGGCGTAATAGGCCGAATAATCCGGCCCTGCGCTGGCTGTCGAGGCCGGCTTTTTGAGGTAGTAATAAAGGATGATCGCGCCGACGACAAAAACAATCCCGCCGGTTGCGGCGGGGTGTTCCTTAACCCAAGCGCCAACATCGTGCAAGGTCATCACGCACCATTCTGTTGCTGGTACTCAAGTAATGCTTGCAGCACCTTGGGGTCATATAGCTGCCCGAGTTCCGGTTGTGCCCCACCGTTGATGGTCTGCTGCGCGAAGAAAATCGCGCCGTTGGCTTGGCTCCCGGTCATCATCGAAAACGGTTGCGACGCGGGCCGACAAGCGACGATGTTGTTGCCAATCGGGTTACTGGTGAGCTTCCCGAACTCGTACCCGTAAGCGCCCGAGCCGGCATCCCATGGGGGCAGCAACCGCAAATGCTGCCCGCCAAACGGAACCGGATGCTCGAATACGGGCCGCATTTCCGCGGGCGCGAGCGGCGCGGGACGGTTGCTGGCATCGCTGCGGGTGACAGCGAACCACGAACGCACGGTGCCGCCGGGGCAACCGTGCGCGGTGCGGGTGCGGCTGGAAAAGATCATCCGATTGCGCCCCCGTACAGCGACGATCCGCCCATCCCAAACCCAGCGAACGGCGACGAATTGGGATAGCTCAAATCGATGCGGTACGTCGCCCCGGTGACCGGGCTTTCGGCGACCCCGAGCGCATTGGAAAACGCGCTGCCGCCGGCCTGGATAACCGCCGGGGTCTGTGCTTTTTTGCTGACCAGCACGGCGATAATCGCGAGCCCGACGATTGCCGTCGCAATGGTGACAACCGCTTCGACGATTTTCTCAGGCATCAAATTCCCCTATCCAAGCGTGCCGTTGCCGATATTGCCCGACGATGTTGCAACCGGCGAAACAGCGGCGTTGATGATCCCCGAAAACGCGGTGCCGGTGGCCGCAATCACGGTGGAGGTTTGCGATTTCTGCCCGACCAGCACCGCGATAATCGCGAGCCCGATGATTGCCGCGAGGATCGATGCGATTGCCGGGACAAACTCATTAACGATCATTTCGTTGCCCCTCCGGTTACGGCCCCGGTAATCGATCCCACAATGCCCCCGCCGGCCCCGCCGGAACCGCCGGATAGCTGCACCGGGAACGGATCGGTAAGCGGTGCCGGCATCGAGCTTGACGCCTGGGGCGGTTGCGCAGCGGCTGGCGATTTTATCGCGTCAATGATCCGCTGATAATTCTTGAAGAAGATTACCAGCACAACAAGCCCGAACAACATCCGAGCCGGCTTCTTGATCGGTTCGTAGTACCCGATCCCGCCGATTACGACGATTGCCGCCGCCCATTTAGCGAACCCCGGAACGTCCGCCGACACCTGTTGAAACAGCGCAATCTCGGTGTTCTGGTAGGCGACGACTACCAGCAAAACCCCGAGCGCGATGAAAATGAGCGGCATCGGTTCAGAATATCGGGCCGAGCCCGATACCCTTTAGGACGTTGTTCAGCCCGTTGCCGATGGCTTGCCCAATCGTGCCAGGGTTTGTGCCGCTGCCCGGTGGCCCCGAGGCCGGGGCAGCGGCAGCGCTGCCGCCCCCGGTCACAAAACCGAGGTACTTCGGCCATGTGCCGACGATCATCGTGTAAAGCACGAAGCCGAGCAACAATGCCCCGACAATGAGCGTCGATTGCGACACGGGCCGGATCGATACTTAGCGCAGCCCGACCATCTGCCCCAGCGCCGGATAATAGCGCCCGAGGACATAGCCGGCTGCGATCAGGACGACAACCCAAATAAGCTGGTGCGCTTGCATCGTGTTCCCCTTAATCGATCAGGTGCGCGAGGATGCGCGACCAAAGGATGATCGCGGCCATTACAACCCCGACCAGTAATGCAACCTGTACCGGGTTAAGCGCCGAGGTAAACGGCGTTTTCAGCCAGTCATCGGTTGCGGTGATAGCGCTCGCGATCATCGGAAACCTCCCGCGCGTTGTACCCGCTGTCGCGCCCCAGCGCCCCCGCGATTGTCTCTTACGAGCCGCCGCCGCTGGGCAGCGAGCCGCCCTGCTGGATCAGCCCAATAATCCCCATGGCTTCCCAGCCCAACAGGAAAACGGAAGTCGAGCCGACAACGGACGAAGGGTTGAACACGAATTGCATATTGCCGTACTGCGCCGTGTCGATGGGCCGGTGCCGGAAATCGAAGTAATACATACCCTTTGGGAAGTCATCCCCGAGGGCGTTCCGGCCGAACAGCGCCGCGGTGAACGGATCGACACGAATGATGTTCGTGAAGTTTGCCGAAATGATCGCAAGCGAGCCAATATCGCTGCCGATATTCAGCGTGCCGGCGTTGTCGTAGATCGCGCACAGCGATTGATACTGGCGCGAGTTGACAAACGAAATCGCGTTGTCTTGGTTCGCGACCGGCAACCCCGACGCGGTGTTGTTCAAGAGGTACGCGGTGCCGATGTCAATCGGCGGCAGGATCGGCACCCCGTTGTTGCGCGGCAACTGGTCGAGGTAGTTCTGGTAAACCTGACAGGTGACCCCCGACAGAACAGGAACGTTCGCGCTTGCGCTCTGGTAAACCGCGAGCGTGGCATCCGAGCCCGTGGGCACAAACATATTGGGGTTCAGCGTAATCAAAACCTGCATTTGCTGGCCGGTAGTGTCGGCATACACGGCCCCGCGCAAATCCATGTCGGAATACGCGAACGGGATTTCGAGCATGAAATCGACCGCCGCCGCGGTGGCGCTGCCGGCGATGGTCGCCGGCGCGGCCATAACCCCGGTGAAATTATTGCCGTACCCGTTGGGGCTGTCGTTGGTCATCGCCGCGGCGAACGGCCGGCGGCGCTTGGCGCTGGCAACCGCGGTCAGGTGCCATCCCGTTGTGTTGATCCGTTGGTTGTTCCCGAGGTCGGTAAAAATGACGTTGGAAACAAAATTCGCGAGCCCCAGCGAAGTGCGCACAACGTTGTCGCCGGCCGCGCCGGCTGTGGTCACCGTGGCGTGCAACTTGACGATCAACCGTTTGACGAGCCCGACATTACGAATTGGGATCGTAATCACGGTGCCGGGGGCAACCCCGGATGGCAAAATCGGGTTGAGCGCTTGCCACATATCGACCGCGGGAGGCAATCC